CCTGTGCCCTCATTACGTGCGCCCCAATGCTTGGTGACGTAGACAAGGTTATGCCCCGAGCGCATGATATTTTCCTTTGCGATCTGCCCTGCGAGCTGATGGGCGCCCGTCCGCAATGCCAGCTTAGCCGCCGTATCCAGCTGCATATGCCTGCCCGAGCTGTAATCTACCGTACGCAGACCGCTCTGCGCCATATTATGGACAGCGTCATACGTCGCCTGCTCCCTCGAAAATGTTCCCGAGCATACCTTGATCAGCGCTTTGTCGAGCTCGTTCCTGTATACTCCTTGCACCGATTCAAAACCGGACACGGATTTAAACCCCGTAGTACGTGTCAGGTTGCGCAGCTCGTCATGTGTCTGCTTCCTGAATCCCCCTACGAGGTTGCTAAGGTACGAGCTGTCTGTCAGCTCCTCCCCGTGGCTCCTCCACAGCCGCAGGTCATCCATCCGCGACAGGTCGCCCACGTCGGAAAATATCTTGTCATTCGCCTTGTACGCCTTTTTCTCAATATCACGCAGGAGTTTTTTAACCTCCTTTTTGTGATCGAGTGTGTTTTTAGCCACGGTCTTTCTAAAATCGGCATCCGCACGCAGCAGCTTCATAGCCTCCTTGCGTATCCGCGAGGGGCTGTAACCGAGCTTACGCATTGCCTGCGCTTCCAGTTCCGCCGTCCTCGTATAGGCGAGGCTCTCTTTGATTCTCTTTGCCGTATCTATTATCACTTCATGTTCGAGATACTGGAACAGCGGCTTTAAAGCGTCTGATATATACTCCAACTGTTCATCTGTCAGCATATATTACCTCCTGCTAGTCCTGCGGATCCTCGTTCTCCTTCTGTGCCTCTTTCGCCTCGATGAGCTGCTTTGCCTCGTCCTCGCTGAGGTTATAAGCGTCCATCAGATACCATACGGTCAGCTGTGGAATGTCAAAGCTCAGCGCGTCGTTGCGCATTTGCTCTGTCTTGGCTTTCTTATCCTCGATATAGGAATCGTCAAACTCTATGCTGACCTCCTCCTCTACGTCCCACGCCGTACCGAGGAACTGATTAGAGAACCATCTGATAGCCTTTACAATATCGGTAATGTACTGTGTAGCCTCGTATCTTTGCTTGTTGAGCTCCTGCATAGCGTCCTGTCTCTCGCCTGCGTATTCTGTCGCCGTCTTGATCTGTCCATTTTCAAAATTGTATTTCTTTGTACCATATCCGAACATGGTAGACAGCATGGAGAGTACCAACTCAAACGCCTTTGTGATCTGGTCGGTGCGGATTTCCGGATTGTACTCATGCACAACCGTCTCTGCATCCGGCAGCTTCTCACCGAGCATTACAAAGGTCTTTTTAATCTGCTCGTTGGGTGTGATCGGCTTCCCGCTATCGTCAAATTTACATAGCAGCTCATTGAGCAGCACAATCTTTTCTCCCTTGTCGAGGTCTCCGCGCAGGATATTGTAGCATAGGTCTGCTGCCTCAAGGAACGGTACGGCGTTCCATATTTTCGGCAGCCCGTAGCCGTCCATGTCATCCAGATTGTTAACCTCTGCATTTCTCATCACGGCAAAGGGCTTGACTTCCCCTAGCTGGACTTCTATGTTTTCGCCCATAATCTCCGTGCCGTGTTCGTCAAATACATGGGTATCCGACCGATATCGTCCATCCTCGAGCGTAAAGATAACAAGCGTTGTCCGTTTCTTGCCCTTGTAAATGCTGCTGCCAGAAAACGCCGCCTCTCTGACGATGCCATTGTCCACGGTAAGCGGCATATAGCATTCACCGTCCACATAGTTGAGCCTTACCACGCCGCCGCGCGTCGTGCCGTTATCCATAAACTCCACGTTATCAAGGCGGACATAGCACGCCACGGTGCCGCTCCCGCTCGTTTTCTCGAGCTGCGACCTGTAATTCGTGTCAAAATTACTGTCGCGCAGCACGCCGTTCACGTAATCGTTCTGCTGCCTGTTCTTCCCTGCATTGATTTCTACCACCTCACAGAGATTCGCGTCATCTGCGCAGCACCTTTTCGCCATATTCATATGCCGCATCTTATAGGGCATTCCCTGTATGGTCGTCCTTTCGTGAAACCTTTTGATAGTTCTGTTGGCATACCAGTCGTCGCACGCGCGGATGACTGCCATTGCCTTTTCATTCACAGTGTACCCCTTTTGCAGTAGCAAGTTTTTTACACATGTTTCCATTCTTTTTTTCTCCTCCCCGTTATCGGTCTTGGTCGATGTATTCGATGAAATCCAGCATCGTGTAGCATGTTGCATCCCACCAGTCATTACAGTTACCTATGTTCTTATCCTCTGGTATATTTGGTTTCTTCTCATCCCATTTCAAGGTACCCAGCGCCTTTCTTAATTCCGCACATTTCCTGTTTACCTTTAGGCGTCCCGTATTAAGCAGCATATCAAATGTCCGCGGGCGTTCCGACACCTCATTCTTGCGGCAGCCCTTGATATTGCGATGCGGTAATCCTGCCTTGCGTGCGGCGCTGATTAAGCTGTTGATCATGGTCGGCGCGGCGCTGTCTGGAAAAATCCAGCTCACTTTCCCGTATACATCAATACATTTCCTGTAAAACTCCACAAACACCGCGCATATCCTGTCCGCGTCGATGTCTTGGGACAATGGAATGCATGCTGTCTCCGCAATGCGGAAATCATGGTACTTGTCGAGGTAAATGTTCAACACAAACGTGGTCATGGAGCTGCTGCCGCCAAAATCAATACCCATGACCACCTTGGACGGATGTATCCCTGCTTTCAGCCGCGTGCCGTCTGCCTCGAGCAGCTCGTCATCATCGTACAGGTAGGGCTCGTTATTATCAGCAAAGCGTCTGAATATGATGCCCTCCGCCACCGCGCGGTCGCCTTTAATGTCACGTCTGTACCATACTGTCGTTTTGTCGTATGTTTTTAGTATATTTCTGATTTCGTCATCTGTAAGGCTATAGTTGTCCGCTATGGTGAAATGTCCGTAATTATAGCCGTAATCCCCTGCTGCCGCCTGCATCTTTTCGTGAAACGCGAGGATGTCTGTGTAATACCAGTGCTCCTCTTCCTTGGGGTTCAGATCATGAAATATTTTTCTGTCCGAGCTGGACATTGTACGGTCGAGTACCTCTTTTAGGAATTTGGGGTGGCATTCGTTTGCCTCGGTCACGTACGCCATGCCGTAAGTGTTGCCCTTGATGAGCTTTTCGTCGCCGTCCTTGCCGCCTCCCGATATCAGGACGATTTTGCGCCCTGTCTTGGTGTCTATGTATACGCAGTCCCTCTCCTTGTATTTTCCTTCCTTACAGCGTCCTTCAAAGTAATTGAGCAGCCCATAACCGTCGCACGCCACTATGTTGAGCTTGGCAGTCGCCACGGATACGCCTGCTACGAGGTGCATTGTGTCTTTGTGCGTCTCGAGCATTGTGCAGAACGCAAGCGTCTGCAATACGTTCTTGCCGCCTCTCTTGCCGCCCTCTGCCACATTGAGCCAGCTGCTAAAGCATCTATAAAAGTATTCCTCCTGTCGCTTACTGAGCGGTGCTATCATGTTCATTAGCGCCGCCTCCCTCCAGCTCCTCTATGGTTCTGTTTCTTCTGGTACTCATCAGGATATCAGCCAGCGCCTGCATATTGTCGTTGATGTTGGCGGTGTCCGGCTCTTTGCTTTTCAGCTCCATCATGCGCCTGTCGTATTCCACCCTGTGCTTATCCATCGGGTTTACCATGAAATAGCGTTCGAGGAAGTCAAGGGACTTGTGCTTGTCTGCGAGCCTCACGGTGACAGAACCGCCCTGCTGCCGCACCTCCTGAATCATGGAAGTGTCCGCATTTCTTGAGTCAAGCAGCGTAACTCCCTTTTCGTTAAATTTCATGTAATCGCCCATATCCGCAAAGGCAATCCGCATATGCATCTCGACAATATCCGCCTCGCCGCATACAATCTGCTGGCGTTTAATTTCCTTGAGTCTCTCAATCTCTTTTTTTACGCAAGGTTTTGCAAGCAGCTTGTATCCCTCGGCTTTTGCTGTATTGTATGTACTGTCGAATGACTTGATATAGCTCTGCGTCGCATTGAACGAACGTGAGTAAAAAATGCAAAAATATTGCTCTTTTTCTGACAATTCGTCATTTGATATTGTTTCTCTAGTGCCATCCTCATTCTTTGCACCCGCATACTTTTTTTGTGTGCATACTTTTTTCTGCTTTGTGTGCACACCTTTCTGCCACTGATAGCGCACCTTCCATGATTTGACCGTGTTAATGGATACGCCGTATTTTTCCGCGATCTGCTTATACTTCATTCCCGATATGTAATCTTTCTCTGCTGCCAGATGCGTATCTTCCAAGCGTATCCCTCCTCACGCAAAAAGAGCCGGACAATCTGTGTTGTTTATCCGGCTCTTTGGCTCTGTTTACAGATATTATACAATACTTGTTATGATTTTTCAATTATCACTTAGCTCGCATAATGTGGACTGTATCAGTTTCGGGTTGTGTCTTATCTTGAATAACGCGTTATGGATCGAGCTCTCACTCCTGCCCATCTCATCGGCAATCTTGGAGACGCTCCATCCTGCATTGTGCAGCGCGTTGACCTTGCCATAGTCCAGTTTTTTCCCACCAGCCGGAGGCAGCGCTGTTTTGGGTCTACCTTTCTTTGCTTCCCGTGGTGCAGGCTTCTCTTTGCCGACCGATTCCTCTTTGTGCTCTGTAGGTGCAGTAACAATAAAGCCTTTTATTTCTTCCATGCAGTTTTCACAATAATGATCTTCATCGAACGGGTTATTTTCCGTTATTCTTCTTACGCCACCAGAAAGTAGTTTCTCTTGCGCCGTCTTATGAATCATTGCTATGTAACCTACCTCTTTCGCAGCGGTTAGATCCGCGCCGCAACGATTGCATATTATTTTTATCATGACTCTGTCTCCTCTTTGTAAGGTTCTGGAAGTGGTCGCCACGCCATAATCTCGCAATCCTCATATTTCTCGCCGTTTGCATACCAACAACTCGCTCCATTGCATTCATAGTGAAACGCTATTTCTATCTGCCCCTTTGATGTCGTTACAACTACGACATCCGTTGCATCCGGATAGACACGAGGTGGCATCCGCTCACTGCAAGGAATCCACCCTCCGTTGTGATACTGGCTGCTCCGCTCCATGCCCTCGGCGTGCAGCTTCTCGGATAAGGTCTTGATAGTGTCGATTGCGTCATCAATAGCCTTGATTTTCCACATAAGAGCATTACCCCTACCATAACC